CTTGGTATAAAATCTCCCTTACCTTAGTATCTTCTTCTGTTCCAGTATAATAAAACGATTCCATTACCTCCAGAACTCCATTACTAATAGGCACAGGTAATTTGGCATCATAAGCACTATAATCTCCAGCAGTCATAAGAGTATCAGGGATTGATGTCAAATAATGGTATAAAGTCTCCCATTCCGAAAAAGGGTCAACACCAATGGTTGTTTGATTAAGAATTCTATTCTCACAAACATGCCTTACGAAATCTCCAAAATACATTTTGTGAAGAATTGTCATGTCCAAAGGAGCCGCCATAAATTGACGCGTTTTTCCCGCTTCAACTTTTTCGAAACTTCTTCTTTCATCCTTAAGATTATCCATATAGGGCATGAACAATCTACTTCCATTTTTAATTTTTGTTAATTTTTCATCAATTTCTTTTCTTAGTAATTTCACTTCAGGACAGTTTACATTAGTTGGCTCTTCTCGTCCTAAAAAACTTTTCTTACCTGGCAACTTCCTTTTATGAATATACGGATAACCAGGTGATGTAGATCGGTTGATAGCTTGAACGAAATCAACGCCAGGGACTCCCACAAGTACCTCTTCGAAAGTTAATAATCTAGGTTTCCAAGGAGCATCAGCATAATTAGATAACATAAAATGCTGTGCCAAGACTATTGCCTTTTTCAATTTGTCCAAATGAATACAAGGTTCATCATGGGAGTATTTAATCCTGGCCAGAGCCCTTGGATCAATAATTTCACCAGTCTTATTTCTGAAAGGTTTCAATTGAGCAGGAGCAGTAATCACGGGAATTATTTTCCCATAAAAAGGACTAGGTTCCAACTGACTCTTTGCAGGGGCAAAACATTTCTCGACCTTACCAATGGTTGTGAAACCCTCAATTTCGTACTCGGGTTCGTCAAGGTCCAAAGTTTCATCATGAATGATTGTAGGAACTCCCTGAAAGAATTTAACAGCTTCTTCCATTTCTTCCTTAAAAATCTCCACAGCTAAGCAAGCTTTTGTGTAACCTAGATTAGCACCAGCGATGTGAAAACCGAGAATCTTGGGTCTATCAAATCGCGGATCTTGAGTAACGACAGGCGCCATACAATCACTCTTCATAGAAGGAGCTGTGTAATTGACTCTAGCAGTCCAAGTTTGTCCAGCAGAATATGGCACATTCCTATATGAAATGCTAATGGGTACAACCATATTTCCAATATCTTTACGATGGAACATTATATGCGCTGGATACCTATGATCTTGCGTTATTTCAGAAGATTTTACCAAACTATCCAAGATGTTAGAATGTAACCTACAGACTTCCCTGGGTACATCCACAACAACAAAATCTTTTGAAGGGTGCGCCCAGACACGCATTTCCTCAGCACTAAAGGCTATCTCAATGCGCTTACTGTGCATACCCCTAAGTTGCACCTGTATCATTTCATCTTCTGCACATTCCTCCAATTTTTGAGAAATATAATTCAAAGCATGCTTGGGCAAAACGAACATTCTGTCTAGAATAAACACAGCCTGACAAGTTGGTTCACTATCATTAAGGCAAACTAAATATGTGTTGCGACGCGTGATTTTAGTTAACATGGAACAATCAACAGTATTCACTCCAGCTTCACCATACATTTCGTTCAAGATTTTAATAGTTTTTCCACCTCCTTTACTTTTATTACCTTTCTTACTCTTCTTAGAACTCTTTTTAGAATCATCTGACTCGGTACAGG